CCCTAGCTGCCACTGCGTTCCTAATGTATCTGAGCTGACCTTAAATGCCATCTGCCGCCCACGCAGTCTTGTATAAACAATCTGTGTAAACTCTTGGACAGTGTAGTTTCTTTGATTAGCATAAGACTGAGCTGATTCAACTACTGGCAGATCTGATGTGCCATAGGGAGCGCCAGGATTCTGTCTTGGGCGTACAGTAAACACAGCCTCTGGTTTATCAGGATTAGGTGTAGTAGATCCATCAAATGTCAGATCAGGAATAATTCTCCACACAAATCCAAAGTTATGACCATCACCAATATCAAAGTCTGATGACTGAATATAAGATTCTATAGGAACTGGTATTCCATCTATGCCTTCATCATCTGTACCGTCTTCATGGTATACCATTGCACTTTCATAGGTAGCTGCCATAGGGAATCTTCTTAGAGAGCTATCTAGCCAAGCAGATCTTCCTAGTGTTCCGTAGTACCAGACTTTATCCAAGTAGTTATAGATTACATATCTATCTACTTCAGTAGAGTTGGCTGAGCAGTAATACCACCAGACCTCACTATATCCTTCATTGGTGCCAGAGAAGAACTGAAAGCTCTGCTCCATATTAATATTGCCATAGACGTACTGCCTTAGAGTACAAGGTAGAGTCTCTACCCGCCCTGTATAGCAATAAAACTTTTCCTGGCCCATCCAGTAAACAATATTATTAGCTGTAGATATTGCGTTAGGTCCAATAATAGATATGTTGTCTGACAGAATATTAAAGCCCCATACATATGGAGGCCCAATATACTGCATAGAATAAGCAGCTGAATCTGTCAGAATAAATATTTCCTGCCGCGTCTGAATAGCGGTAACAATAGTAGAGCCATTACTTAATAAGTAACTACCTGCCTGATTGGTAATTGCAGGAGCCCAAGTCTTATAATCTTCTTGGTCTGACCATCTAATTAACATTCTGCTTTGTACATTTGTGGCGTAATCATTACAGCCAAAGGCTATTACAAATCTAGATGCATCAGATATTAATATTTGAATTGCTATTGAAGGGCAGCTAGTATCTGTCTGATATTCGCCAGAACTGGTAGAGGATAACAACCCTCCTCTATTGTAAATAATATTGCTGCCATCATATTCTGGTATCCAAAGATATAATGCACCATTCCTAGGATTGAATATTAAGAACTCACCAAAGTTATCCTGGCTCCAAAGTCTTAACTGAGCTGCAATAGCTGCCGTACTGGACTCGCCCCAGCCAGAAAAGTTTGCGGTGTTATATACAATAGAGCCAGCCAAATGTTCAACTGCAACTGTTTCTTGTACGCCCCGCACACACCCAGTAAAGTCATTAGTTGAAATGCCGGTATATGAAATTAACTCTGATCCTATTAGCAGAACACCAGTAGCTGGAAATCCAGTGGCATCAGTTACAGTTATAGTTGTAACAGAATTATTAATTGTGCCATCTAGATTAGTAGTAAGACCAGTATTAGTTATACCGCCCCAAAGTCCAGCGCCCCAGCCATTCTCTGTAATATAAATCTCAGGCCCTACATTTAGTTGATATTCGCCATAAGCAGCAACTCCACCATCTCCAGTATCACTAGAATTAGCTTCTACTGGTACTGTAATAGAGTATGAATTGGAATCTATATAAGTCAGCTGATACTCTTGGTTAAGTATTGTTGCTGTGATATTTCCGCCAAGAGATACAGCACCATAGATGGTTACAAAGTCACCATTGATTGCACCATTTCCGGCATCAAATACAGTAACAACCTTTGAGCCAATGGTAGCGCTAAAGGTTACATCACCTGCTACAGAGGTATAGCGTAGAGGCGTAATGTCATAATAGACACCACCATTTTCTATGTAGTATTTAAGATTTGTTCCTATGGCTAAAACATTAAAGCCCCTTAGGGTAACGTAATTCCATAGTGCTCTTGCTACACCAAGATATGTTCCATAGGTCAACGGCACCCATCCACCAATCTTCTGTGGATAGCCTGATTTGAATCTTACCTTATCACATTCAAACCAGCCGCCCTCATTAGCAAGGGTGGTTCCTTCTCTGTTAACGCCCGCGCGAAACTGTAGGAGCTGGAGCATTTAGATTAGCCAGATAATAAACGCAATTATAACTACTACTACTAGCGTAGTGCGCTTAGACTCTTTAATCAGATCAAGGAATCTGTCTGATACTGGTATAGCAATAACCTCATCAACCACTACCTTCTGAGCTTTGTCTTTAATATTCATATGTCACCCAAATTACCAGAGAATCATTATTAATATTCCTGCGGCAGTACCTAGCCCCCAGAAGATCAAGTCTAAGCGTGATCCCGGCCCAAAGTCATACCATGCCCTATCTTCATCATATCTTTGGTATATCTCTCTGACTAATCCAGTCACGGCGCTAATGATAGCAGCCATCCAGAGTGATGTGATGAATGAGAATAGTATGACTAGAACTAGAGCAACAATGAAATGTGCCGGTTGATCTATGAACTCTTTGTTAATGGTCATACTTCAAGTGCTGCAATGCGTGCTGCTTGTGTATCTACGATGGCCTTGAGTTCTTGGATGGCTTTGATAAGACGAGCATCGTTCTTGTTCAAGTCGGTTAAAGTCAGCATCCCATCTGTGCGTTCACCAACCAAGTCAGGGTAAATTTCTTGTACTTCCTGAGCGACAAAACCAATTTGATGACCGCCGCCTTCTGATTCAATGTAGTCATACTCGACAGGGCGCAAAGCCATAATGTTGTCAAGTTGTGATGGCAAGTCAACAATGTTTTCTTTTAATCTACGGTCTGAAAAAGTACCAAAAGCGGCTGTATTTGCGCCATTAGCATTAATTTGACCTGAACCAGCAGAACCGTTATTTATTTGAAATTGTAAAAAAACTTGTGACGTTGTTGATGTATTGTCAAATTTTCTAAAATATGCAGATGGCGTAGCTTGACTTGAAGCTGCTGTATTACTAAAAAAAGATGTTGCTTGTGATGCGTTGTTATTTATTGCTGTAAATAAACCTACAGCACTCGCAGTCCCCACCATCAAGTTACCGCTGGAGTCGATACGCATACGTTCTGTGTTGTTTGGCTGGAAAACCAACGGGAAAATGCCGTCAGTACCAATGTAGCCGTGCGATGTGCCGGAAGTTCCCAACTGCACGCTTGAGCCGCCAACGCCGCCGTTATCTATATAAATTCTTGCGTTTGTTGCAGCCATGTAAATGCTGCCACGCACATCTAGCTTTGCTCCAGGACTGGCAGTACCAATCCCAACATTACCACTAGCATCTTTTACCAATCCACCAGCGCCAACATTCAGTGTGTCTGTACTTGCATCACCCAGTATAGTGTTACCAGTGGTTGTTAGAGCGCCCTGTACTGTCTCAGCAGGTGTAGTAATTCCCGTATCGCCATTAATAATTACCGACATATTATTCTCCTTTTAGCCAAACTTCTGTTGGCGGTGTAGCCCAGACTATCTCACCAGCAGGTGGGTAGACAGCAATAGCCCTGATGACGTTACGGTAGGCTATGAAGTCTGCTTGGTTGGCTAGATAGGGATTGTTTGTAGGACTAGCAACGTCAGCTATGGTTGTCCAGTCTGTGCCAGCTAGTAGTGATGATGCAGTGGCTTTGTTAGCTGCTTTGCTATCGGCAAGTGTTGGAGCAGTGAGTAACGCATACTCAGCGTCAGTAACGATACTAGCAACCGCGCCCGGATACTGGGAAGCATTTTGTTTCATAGTGGCAAGATGCTCACCTGCCTGAGACATCATAATCTTTTCGTCTAGTACGCAGATTGTTTGCATTTTTGTCCTTTAAGCGTTGGCAGTGATTAGAAGCTGAATGTTGCCAGTAGACGCTGTTCCAGTACGAGTCCACGCCAGCGTGAATCCATCGGCATCAAGTGATGATACGGCAGCAGTTTGTGCATTTGCTCCAGTTGCCTCGTCGCTGAAATACACAACATAACCTGCTATGTAATTTTGAGTTGTGCTAGTAGCCCCTCCATATTTTGTGGCGCTATATTCTGTTGTACCTGTCGAGATTCCAAAGCAAGTGCCGCTGTTTCCGTCTTTAATCGCAATAATGCTCAGCGTTTTTGGAGTAAATCCCACGCCTGTATAAGCCACGTTTCCAGTAGCCGCGTCCATAGCTCGCGTTGCTTGAATTACTTGGGAGTAAAGTATTTGGGTAGCTACACCAGTGCCGCCATTAGCTACAGCTACAACCCCTGTTAACTGAGTAGCTGCTATGCTCTTATTCGTCAGCGTATCAGTCGTGGCTTTCCCGATTAGGGTGTCGGTTCCAGTTGGAAGTGTTAAAACTCCTGAGCCTGCAACCAGTGGCGCACTGATGGTGATAGCCCCGCTCGTATTTCCTGCAACGATAATATCTGCCAAAATTATTCTCCTAGATGAGCTTTTTTGATTGCCATAGCTACTTGCTCCTTAGTAGCATATCTTCCTAAATCTGTCCTCTTGCCATTAATTGTTGTGACTGCTCTAAATATTTTAGCCCCAGTACAA